AAATTGCTTGGTTCATGCGTGGAGGTATCACCATGGACGAGATATATGGCAGTTCTCCAGAAGATAGAGAAGTGCTGGGCAAAGTGATCAAAGACAATTTGGATACTGCCAAGAAAACAGGACAACCGTTCTTTTAAACGTATATTCCACATAATATAAAGTATAAAAAATCCTACCACTGCGGTGCCTACAAGCAAATATGATCATTTAATAGATTTTGCACCGATTTAAATAAATCTTGTATGCAGATATACACACAAATTGTTCGCCCATCGGAGTTGGATGAAGATGACCTGTGGATTCCATGTCTTAAGACATTCCCAGTAAAACATTCGCCAGCGGCGGAACAACCACTCATCATCACACACATTGAAGCCATCAATCATTATGCTCACAGCATTAATAAACTGTTGGAGCAAAAGGTGTTTGCGGTGGGTGCCAAGACTTATGACCGACTCGTAGAGGCGGGCTTCGCGGAAAAAAATATTCATTGGAGACATCGTGCGGACGAACTCAAACTGCGTTCAAAAGAAATAGGACCAATCACTTGGCTCCGTGGAGACAAGTATGCACGAGATTTTTCACACTTACCAGAATGCACAGTGATACAGACGTATGAATCCAAACCAGATCCAGAAGCCATTAGACAGATATTGAAATTGGAACCTGATGTGATTCATGTGTACTCAGATGCAGTGTTGAAAGAATTGGAAATGCGTAATTGGAGTCACACCCGATTGCGGCACACAGAATCTTGCGATCCTGATCACAGTTTGTGGTTGGATTGTGAGTCTTTTGATCCTAACATCTAAGAACGACTGCGTCGTTCTGCTTTTCGCTCACGCTCAAGCATTTAACTCAATCACATAACGAAGTTATGTCGTGCCTCATGCAGATAGTTGATCCATACTTCACCCAGTGCCGGGCAAAGTATGTTGCTTCATGCGAGATGAGCCTGCCATTTTGTGAGAGGAAATTCCTTGCGGACGGAAGCGGTGACCCGCCAACTCCCTATTCCAGACTTCAATAGTCACGGGCAACTGACCCACCCTTCACAAACAAAGTGAGCAGTTGTGATGTTGTGTCTTTTTCACAGAGCATCTTCTTTTGTGCCTTAGTTAGCACTTGACTTGCAACTCAGGATTCACCTAACGTCTTATCGACTGCATTTCCTGGATCTCACGATCAGTTGGGTTGCTATGTTATGCCTTGTTGTACTTTTTTAATTCTTCTTTTAGGATTCTGGAACCACCAACCCTCACGTTGATAATTCCGTTGTAGTATTCATCGGATTCTAACACTCGCCTTTCGAACTGTTCTCGAGCCTCGAGATAACTCATTACGCCTCTGCTTTTACAAATGTACAATATTTCCCTAGTAAATGTGTGTTCGCCTTGTGCCTCAACGTCAGCCAGTAAATGGTCTGAAGATCCCCAATAGTCTCTCCAGTCCGATTCAACCTTGCTTCTACGTTTGTTTATCCTGCCCTTGAGTGGCGGACGTGTCTTCTTGAATTTTGCCAATTTTTTGCCCACATATCTTTTACCGTTGGTTGTGTTTGTGATGAGATACACAAATCCTTCGCAATCTTCTGGTAGTGAGTCTATGGGTTTACCCTGATAAGTCCATGGCATGAACTTACTTACTGATTATTTTTTTCGCTCTTGCTGTTTTTGAATGCGTGTTACTTTGTACTGATCTTCCAATTCCTTACGTCTTTGACGTGCCAAAATCCTAATTTCCGCGAGCGCCTTTCTGGCGGCGACTTTGGTCGCAAGGCTTCGCCTTTCAGCAAACAACTCGTTTGCCTTGAAGTACGCCATGTATGCTTTGGTCAGTTTATCGTGAGTATCATCTTGAATGGTCATAAGTTTCTACGTCGTTGGCATATGCTGTGAATCCATTCTCTTTCACCACTCTTAGCACATTGTTCACACGTCCCATCAATTCATCCTTGTGCGATATCAAGAATATGTTTTTGCCTGCTTCTCTGCTCATTTTCTTCAATATTGCTAGAGCACTTTCAACACCTGCTGAATCCATACCAGAATCAATCAATTCATCCAAGAACAGCAAGTTGATGTTTTGATATAGATTTTCCCACACATCTCTAAATGCGAAACTCAATCCCAGTATCAATCTGTTGCGTTCTCCTCTTGATAGATTATCAAAATCTAACTCTTGTCCCAGTTGAGTGATCTCCACACTCAAATCATTTTTGAATGTGACCAAGTGTGGAAGACCCAATTGATCCAAGTAGTGAGTTAACCTGTTGTTCAAGAAGGTTAGGTTTTGATCAATTATTTTCTTTCTAATGAAAGAATCTTTGTTTGTGAGCAGTTTGTACAAAAACTCTTGATGCTCTTTCAACTTCTGTAGTGTGTTGGCAGTGTCCCAATTTATTTCTTGTACTGCTTGATTTTTTAATTCTTCTATCTGATCCAGATATGGATTTGAATCTTCCTGTTTGTTTTTGAGTGCTGTTTTAATGGAATCCACATACTGTCTATGATCATATGCTTCTTTGATGGTGTCATAATATGTGTTGGGTCTTTGATCCAAATCACCCACTGCTTCAATGTCTTTCACTGTTTGTTCCAACTGTTCTGCCAACTCCATCACATAACTGTTGGATTCGCCGTATTCCATTTCCAATTTTTTCTGCATTTCTTCAATTTTATCTTGAGGCAAGTCTTGACCACAAGCATAACAGGTGGCTTTGTGATTTAATTTTTCCAAATCTTTGTGTAATTTTTTTGCTGTCTTGTCTGCCTGTTCAATGGTGCTCTCCAAACTGGCTCTGTCTTTTTGTAGTTGTCGCAACACATCATTCAATTTGTTCCAGTCTTCCAGTTTTTGATGTGCTTCCAATTCAGCATCTATATCAACATTTTCTAATTCTTTCAAGTTCTTTTGAAGTTTTTCAATGTCCGTGGTGTTTTGATTTTGCCAAGCACTGCTTTTGTTCTGTAGACTGTGTATTGTTTCCTGAACTTTTTCGTTGCTTATCTTTAAGCCTTCCAATCTTGCTGTCTCCAATGCTATGTCTTCTTTGGTTCTTTTGATGTGTGTTTTTAGAATATCTGCTTTTTCGGACAGCAGTTGTATGCCCAACAGTTGTTCTATTATTTCCTGTTGTTCATTGGCGTGTAAACTTAAGAACGGTTGTGTGTATGTGTTGAGTGCCACAATGTGTTTGAACATTTTGGGATTCATTCCAATCATTCTGTTCAAGTCTTCTTGTGTTTTTCTGGAATCTCCTTGACTGACATCAGACAGTTCTTGTTCTTCATCATCAATGAAATATTTCATCACATTGGGTTTTCTGCCACGTTCTACCTTGTAATTCTTACCATCTTTTTCAAATTGAATTGTGACCAACATACCTTTGCTGTTGGTTTTATTCACAAGATTATCTTTACGTATCTTTGTGAGTGCTTCGCCATACAGTGCGTAACTCAGTGCGTTCACAATGGTGGTTTTACCTGTACCATTACGTGATCCTGCGTCGTCTCCACCCATGTCCAAGTTTTCACCCAACACCAGTGTTAATAGTTTTTGTTGGAAGTCTATGGCTTGGGTCTGATTGCCCACACTCATAAAGTTCTTAACAGTTAATGTTTTAATCAGTATCATTGTTTAAATCTCTAAATATTCTCAACAGCACTGCTTTGTCATAAGCATCTGATTCTATGGTTTCAATTTCTTTGGACACAATTTGATCCACACTTTCAAATTTTGTGATATCCAACGTGGTGTTGATTTCTTCTTCTTTTTTGCTTGGGATCAATGTGATCTCTCTACAGTCATACTCTTTCATGAAAGTTTCTTTGATGTAACTGGCTTCTTCAAAACTGATGTCTATGTCCAATGTGACACGCAAGTGCATCTTGCTTTTCATGATCTCTTTGGTCTTGTCCAGCAGAGTGCTTAATTTCACATTTCTGTACTTGGGACAGTTGCCCCAATTGAAATACACAGGTTCCTTGCCGTGTTCCAGTATCATCATGCCACGCTCATCATCATCCACATCTGCGTAATTGTGCGGAAAAGGATTGCCTAGATAGTGAATGTTGTTCTTAACCTGTCGTTTGTGGAAGTGTCCAGAGAACACGTATTCTTGATTCACAAAGTCACTGCCACGCAGTTCTCCTGTGTCAGGCATTTCCACCATGGCATTCATGAAAAAGTTTGGCAGTTCAAAATGACCAAACATATATTTGCATTTCATCTTGCCCACTTTTTTCCATTCATTGCCGATCAACCAAGGCACTAACACCACATCATCTATCTGTGTGATTTCGTTCACCATGGTTATGCCTGGAATAAATCTTCCGAACTCTGTGGATTGAATATCTCTACTATCCTTGTAGTATAAATCGTGATTGCCTGGAAAGAAATAAAATTTGTCAAATGCTTTGCCCAGTTTTTCCAAACATCTAATGGAAGCATCCATGGTGGTAATATTCACACTGTTTCTATTGTGATGCCAATCACCACAAAACAATCCTGTTTCACAGCCATGCTCCTTGGCTTGGGCTATGTACCAGTCTACGAATTCTTCGCAATCATCGTTGTGTAATTTAGAATTGGATTTCAACCCGAAGTGTATGTCGGTAAAAACCGCTAGTTTCTTGAACAAAATAATCTCCTACTTTTCTTTAAGAATAAACGAAAAAGTTGTATTTGTCAACTACTTCTTTTGTTTTTTGTTTACCGTTTTATTTTTTGGTGCTTTGTGAGGCATCGATGCGTCACCAGAAGTTTGTCTGGTCATACTAGGCATCATGTTGTTCAATTCTAAAATGTCATCTCTGATGTTTTGATTTCTTTTTTCGATATTGATAATTCTCACAAATGAATTGGTCACTGCCGCTGTGTAGTAGGCAAATGGATTGTTGGATTTGGATTCATCAAACTGTAAACCAATCTGTGCCAATTGCAGTATGGCTTGTCCTTGCATTTCATCATTGTAGGTGTAACCT